GAGCGTAAGGGTAATTGGGTAATGAATACTCAGATCAAGGCTCCATTTATATTAGAGAAATTAAAACAAAACGAATCAGTAGTTTGGACTGACGCAGACTCTAGGATATATCAGTATCCAAGTTTATTTGATGAGATAAAAGAGGATTGTGCATTCTTCTTTATGCCAAAGCAAAATGCTGGTTTATTTAGACTTCCATATAATTGTATATTAAAAGATTACGTAGTAGAACACCAAGGTTACTTGCAGTCAGGTACGATGTACTTTAAGAATACGCCTCAAGTTATAAAGATGCTTGAGACATGGTGCGAACTAAACGAAAAAGACAGAAGCCAGTGGGATCAATGGACACTTCAGGTGGCTTTAAATAGTACCGAGGGTATAAGTGTATATCACCTGCCACCAGAATACGTTTGGATAGATATATATTCTAAACAAGAATTTGGCAATAAAGATCCAGTAATATATCATACCCAGGCTAGCCGTAGGTTCAGGCACGTATAAATACAAAATAAAGGATAATTATGCCATTATATGATTTTAGAAACAAGGTAACCGGTGAGGTATTTGAAAAGATGATGTCAATATCATCTAAAGAGGAATATCTTAAAGAGAACCCAGATATCGAACCGTTAATTACAGGTTTGAATCCTTTGATCGACCCAGTCAGGTTAGGTCTACATAGACCAGATCAAGGATTTAAAGAGGTGCTACAGCGTATCGATGAAAAGACAGCTGGTAGCAGATTGAAAAAATTTAGTAATCATCTATAAGGTGTTTTATGGCCCGTAAAAGGGATAACGGTTATGTGGAGACCGTACAAGAACAACCACAACAACATATTAGTAATGGATTAAGAATTAAAGCTGACCAGCTTAAAAAGTTTGATCCATTAACAGAGAATCAAAAGAAGTTCTTTGATGCCTATAAGATAGGTGACTATTTTATAGCGCTACATGGAGTAGCTGGAACTGGTAAAACTTTTTGTGCTTTATATAAAGCTATAGAAGAGGTACTAGATAAATCTAATCCATTTAGTAAGATCATTGTCGTAAGATCAGCAGTACAGTCTCGCGACATGGGCCATCTTCCCGGTGACGTGGCAGAGAAGATGGAAATTTATGAACAACCTTACCGTCAGATTTGCGAAACGTTATTTGGTCGCAAGGATGCATGGGACAGGCTTGAAGAACAAGGTCACGTTAAGTTTATATCGACTTCGTTTATTCGAGGTATGTCTTTCGATGACGCTATTATTATCGTTGACGAAATGCAGAATATGACTTATGAGGAGATCGATACGGTTATGACACGTGTTGGTTATCGTTCTAAGATCATTTGGTGTGGTGACTATCGTCAGACAGACTTGAATAAGAAAAAGAATGACGTTAGTGGTATATTGAAGTTCTTTGATATTGCTCAGCACATGAGTAGTTTCACTAGAATAGAATTTACCGTTGATGACATAGTTAGATCTAGTCTTGTTAAGGATTATATCCTTGCTAAGATTAGATACGAAGATCATATAGAAAAATAAAACAAAGGAGAACATATGTTAACAGGTTTAATTTTAGGTTTCATTTTAGGCGCATATATTGAATGTAAATACTGCACTAAGATCGAAACAGTAGTAGCATTAGTATTAGGAACATTACATAAAGTAATCGGTTTAGTAGTTAACGGTGCAGTTGGTATTTGGAATGCTGTTAAAGCAATCTTTACTAAGAAACCAGAAGCAGTTGTAGAAGCAGCACCAGTTGAGGCAGCTCCAGTAGCTCCAACACCTGATGCGGCTCCAGCAGCTCCAGTTGCTCAAGATCCAGCTCAACCAACACCTCCAGCAGCTCAGTAATGTCTTTTTCATTTAATTTTACTGAGGATAAGTTAGCTTCGATCATCACGCGTAATCATAACGTGCATGATTGGTATAATGCTATGGTTACACAGTTGCCACAATTCGATGTAGTTACCCCTGAGAGAGTAGCTGCATTCGTGGCGCAGTGTGCTCATGAGTCATTAGACTTCACAAAGTTATCTGAGAATTTAAACTATTCTTCCGATGCTTTAGTTAAACTATTCCCAACGCATTTCCACGGAGATGCAGGTGACTATAATCGCCAACCTGAAAAGATCGCAAACCGTATCTATGAAAATAGAACGGGTAACGGTCCAGAGGCAAGTGGTGATGGTTGGAAATACAGAGGTAGAGGACCAATCCAATTAACTGGTAAGAGTAACTATAAACAGTTCGCAACGGACTTCTTTGAAGATCCAGAGACTGTTATGGATGACCCAGACCTAGTTACTGATGATATCCCTACATCTTTATATTCAGCGCTATGGTTTTGGAATAAGAATAAACTTAATAACTATGCTGATTCTGGCGATATTAAGGGTATGACTAAAGTTATTAATGGTGGATATATCGGTTTAGATGAAAGAATCGCTCACTATAACAAGGCTATCGCGATCCTTTCAGCATAATAATTTTACTTTAATTGAATTTTGATATATAATAAGAAAGTAGCAGTATTATGTAACGGACCAAGTAGATCACTGTACGATCCAAGTAAAGAATATGAATACCGAATAGGTTGTAATATTCCTTGGACTACAGTTAATTCTACAGTTATCGCTGACGAACATGTATTAAGAGTTATAGCAAGAGATAATACTTTGTTAAACTGTCCAGCGTGGTTCAGTGAAGAATCTTGGAGAGCCACTGATGAATGGAAGGTTAGAGATTATATCAATAACAATAAATTCTTTCTAGGATTTATAAAGAGAGGCGAAGGTTTATCAAGCGGTAATATAGCTTGTGGTAAACTTATTGAGTTAGGTTATACTGATATAGATATTTATGGTGCTGATGCCTTTTGGACATTAGAACATCATAATGGCGTCAAAAGTTATACAAGGGAATTTTTACCAGATCCTGTCTCTAATAATACATTAAGTTGGAGATTAACATGGCAGAAAATGATAAAGAATAATCCTAATGTAACATTTAATTTTATTAAGGAGTAATCATGTTAAAGAATTATACAAAAGAATTAGTTAGTATTGCAGTTGCATTTGGTTTAATTAGCTATACAGTTTACGTATGTGCAGCAGAACCAGTTACAACAAAACCTGTAGCAGTAGTGGCAAAGAAGGCTGCAAAACCAGTTAAACCTGCGAAACCAGCAGAAGTTAAAAAAGAACATGCTAAAAAGCCAACATTAAAGGCAAAGTTCGCAGATAAAAAATAATTGAAGAATTTTATACATCATGATCTACCAGTGATTGAAAGGATAGATGGTGGTCCACATCGACTCTATAAAGTCCCATCTGGAAAACTCTATCCTTCAGTCACATCTGTTTTAAGTCACGGTAAAAATGCATCTTTGGAGGCATGGAAAAAACGTGTTGGAGAACAGGAAGCAGAAAGGGTATCTAAAGCAGCAACTAGTAGAGGTACCCGTATCCATACACTAGCTGAGAACTATTTACTTGGTAATAAGCTAGATATCGATATGTTTGACCACGATATGTGGTCAACATTAAGACCTGTTGTGGATCGAATAGATAATATACATGCCTTAGAAGGCAAGTTATATTCCGATAAACTAGAGGTAGCTGGAACAGTAGATTGTATTGGTGAGTTTGACGGTGTCCTATCGGTAATCGATTTTAAGACATCTAAAAAACCGAAGGATATAAATAATATTACGAACTATTTCGTTCAAGCAACCGCATATTCGGTTATGTTTCAGGAGTTATTTGGTATAGCAGTTCCTGATTTAACTATAATAATAGGAGTAGACGATGAACAACCGCAAATTTTCAAACAGAAGCGTAAGGGCTTCATTCAGCAATTAATTGACACCCGTCAATTATTCAAAAAAGTAAATTTACTTTAATTCCAAAGTAAGATATAATAATACTAAGCGTATAAAAGCTAAGTAACTAATCGCAAGGAGAATATCCCCATGAGAAAGACTTTCGCCGTAATACTGGCCATATGTTACCTGTGCTGTTTCAACATAGCACATACTGAAACACTATTTAAAGATATAAAAGTTCTGACTAAGTCAGAGAAAAAACAAGTTGAGTGTCTAGCACAAAACGTATACTACGAAGCTGGATATGAACCAACAAAAGGACAGATCGCTGTCGCAATGGTAACACTTAATCGTGTTTACTCTGGACAGTACCCTTCATCTATCTGTGGTACAATGACTCAAAAGACAGAAACTACCTGTCAGTTTTCTTGGTGGTGTGATGACTATAAGAGGATTAAAGCTGTGTCTTATAGGTATACAAAGCACGAAAAAGAAGTATTTGAACATGCAAGAGCGGTAGCTACATATGCATACATGAATTACAAGAGTATGGAAGACGTTACAAAAGGTGCTTTATTCTTTCATACAAAAGAAGTACATCCGATGTGGCCGAATACAAAGGTTACAACGGTAATCGGGAATCATATATTTTATAATAGAAGGAGTTAATTGTGGTTAAATTTGCAAGTGAGGCCCCTAATATATTTAGTGGGTTATTAAATAATGTCCATATCAATACGATAGAAACCACATCTAGAATACATGAAGTATATCTAGACTCAGAGATCGAGGAACCAAGCAAGTATAGAGAACTTATCTCAGTACTTGTTAACGCTGGTCCAAACGATAAGATCCATTTGTTTATCAATTCAAATGGTGGTCATTTGGATACAGCGGGTGCCATCATATCAGGTATCCTTAGCTGTCAAGCCGAGGTTACAGCCTTCGTCATGGGTGCTTGCCATTCAGCCGCTTCATTGATAACTATGTACTGTCACGCCGTACACGTATACGAGACAGCCTATATGATGATTCATACCGCCTCCTTCGGTTCTTCAGGTAATACCCCGACTGTCAAAGCCCATACCGACTTTACTATTAAGCAGTGTGAGAAGCTTATGTTGGATGCCTACGAAGGTTTCTTAACAAAAGCTGAACTAGATAAAGTACTCAACGGTATCGAACTCTGGTTTAATGCAGAAGACATCAAACCTAGACTTAAGAAGAGATTTGAGGCTGTCGAGTTGCAGGCTAAGAGGGAAGCTGAGAAGAATAATGAAGTAGTAGATCAGCCTAAAGAAAAGAAAGTCAGAGTGAAGGTTAAGACTGATGATGGAGCTATTGATTAATTGTTTACATTAATTGCAAAACGTGATATAATATAATTTTAAACGATGAAAGTGATATATGAACGTAGCTCAACACATTAATTATTGTTATAAAACAGGCAATAAAGCCGAACTAGTAAGAGTAAGAGGTGAATTGGAGAAGAGTATAGAGAATCTTGATATATTCTTTGAGGAGTATCTTGAGGTATTCAATGAACAAATGAATACTGCCGATAGAAAAGATCCCGTATGGAAAGCTTATAATGATTATTATAAGGTATATGAAAACGTTAAGCATAGTGTTAAGATGACTAATCATTATCTGGGTATGCTGTAATGGAAGGCGGAAAGATATTTAAGAACACCAATGAGTTCTCGATCTATATTGAAAGTATAGTGGCTGATAAAAAGATAACTCATATGGAAGCGGTTCTGTTATACTGTCAAGAGAACTATATCGATCCTGAAGATATTAGCTCGATGATTAATAAGAACCTAAAGCAAAAGATTGAATTGAATATGATAGAGGAAAACTATCTACCTAAAAAGGGAACCTTGGATATATGAACGGATTTAAGGCATTTAGATACTACGTTGCCTTAAAATTACATTTTACCTCCGATAAATTTAATGTATTTGAAAACAGCCACGTAAAAGGTTCATACGAAACATTCCAAGCCAGGAATGACAAGCATCTATTCGATAAGTTAGCTCGTCGGTTCTCTACCGATCAGGAGCTTATCCAATACATGGTTGCCAATTATGTATATGGTAACCCAAACATGATTTATTCTGGTGAAGAGGCTGATAGTAACCATATACTCTGGAACAAGGTTAAAGAGAGTATAACAAGAGTATTTACTGATGACTTGTCGGCTCTGCAACTAGAGGCTGAACGTAATAGTTATACACTAGATGATTTATTTAAGTCAGACTTTCCAGTACTACTTAAGTTATATCTTGGCAAAAGAATATCTCCTCAGACAGTATCGATACTAATCGATCTTGGTATGGACTATAATAACGATAATATAACCATGATACTTGGCGATGAGATAAGAACCATGAGAAAGATGAAGGGTTTCTTTAAGTATGACAAACCAAAAATGATGAAAATATTTAACGAATTTATCGCAAACTTTGATGTGGGTTTGTATAAATAAAAATGAGTAGAAGTTATACTCTATACATATCAATACAACGTAATATATTTTATATAAGGAAAATACGATGGACTTAAACGCACTACGCGCTTCGCGCAATCAAGACTTTGGAGCAATCGCTTCAGCATTCGACAAAACTGCCAATGGCAATTCATACGAAGATAATCGCTTCTGGAAATTAGAAAAAGATAAAGCTGGTAACGGTACAGCCGTGATTCGTTTCTTACCAAGAACCGAAGGTGATGAATTACCTTGGATTAAAATCTTCTCTCATGGTTTCAAAGGTCCTTCTGGCCGTTGGTACATCGAGAATTCGTTAACCACATTAGGTAAAGACGATCCAGTTAGTGAACTTAATTCACAACTTTGGAACTCTGGTTCAGATGCAAATAAAGAAGTTGCAAGAACACAGAAACGTCGATTACATTATGTTTCAAACATCCTTGTGATCTCTGATCCAAAACATCCAGAGAACGAAGGCAAAGTATTCTTATTCAAGTATGGTAAAAAAATATTTGATAAGATTATGAACAAAGCTCGTCCTACATTTGAAGATGAGAAACCAGTAAATGTATTTGATTTATGGGATGGCGCTAACTTTAAACTTAGAATGAGAACTGTTGAAGGTTATCCAAACTATGATGAATCTACATTCTCTGATCCTACACCAGTTAAATCAACTGATGAAGAGATTCTTGCGGTAGTTAATAGTCAATATAAACTATCTGAAGAATTAGATCCTAAGAACTTTAAGACTTATGAAGAACTTAAATCTAAACTTGAATCAGTTCTATCAGGTGAAGGTGGTAACATTCCATCTGCTGAACACATGACTAGTGATCCTTTACCAGTAATGGAAGCTAGACAACCTGTTGCGGCTTCAGCTCCATCATTCGCATCTACTGCGGCTCCGGTATCTAAGATGCCAGAGATTAATGATGACGAAGAGGATGTAATGGACTTCTTTAAGAAAATAGCGAACGAGGAATAATTACCAGTCGCCAGCTATGGCAGTTTTATATGTACGAGATTGGAACCAGTCAGAACTTCTGGCTGGTTTTCGATTAAATTGATTTTGAGATACGTTAGTTACCGTTGTAGGTGCATTAACTAAGGTCTTAGATTCTTTACCACCATCATTCGCAGCCTTCATATCTTCATTTGCTGCTGATCTTTGTTTTAATTCCTCAGCTTTAGCCTTACCCATAGCTTTACCCATCGCTTCAATCTTATCTACAGGTAGTGCAGCGATAAGTTTAAGTGTTTCTGGATCTATGTCACTTAATGATTTAAGTCCATCACCAACTTCTTTAACACCGTCACCAGCTTGTTTTAATCCAGGACCATATTGTGATAAGTCCTCAAGTTGTTCAATTGGTGTTTTCTGACCAGTAACGGCACCTAATATACCACCAACAAGGTTACCTATACCAGCAACTACGTTTGCAGCAGAGAACGCAACCATACCAGCGGCAAGGGATATAAGAGCTGGTCCAAGTGCGGCAATATTCATCGCATCGACATTACCAAGTTTCTCCATCATATCACCAAACTGGCTAAACGCTGGACCAGCGATACGCATCGCGATAGCGAATGGAATCAGTGAAGCACCTATAGCTGCGATACCAATGGCACCTTCAATTAAGAATGGTGTTGCAAATGATAATACAGTGGCTACCGCCGCTAAACCTAGTAGAGCAACGAAACCTTTAGCTATAGAACCCCAATCTAAATCAGCAAAGTTTTGGAATGCCTTTGAAGCAACCCACATAGCACCACCAACGACTAGTAACGCTGCAGCGCCCTTAAGTACATTACCATTACCGAATGCCGCTATACCCTTTGCGATACCTTTTAGTATACCTTCAATGGCACCACCGATACCAGTTCCTAATCCTTTAATTCCAGTACCAAGATCTTTAAGTCCTTCACCGATCTTAGCCATGATACCAGTACCTCTAGTATCTTCTTTTGCTGAATCTTTTGCTACCTTTTTACCAGTCTTAGCACTAGTATTCTCTGAGATCTCTTTAAGTAATCTTATTTGTTCTTCATTTTGTTCTTCAAACTTCTCGTCTTTTTCATGCGCTTGCTGCATTCCAATATCAGCTTTTCCGTCCTCAGCTACACCTTTAAATGTAGCTTTACCGCCAGCAGCAGTCTTTTTGCCTTTAGTACCTACTGGTTTACCACCTTGAGTGGTATCTAATTCTTGTAATTCTCTAGCTTGTTTAGCTAATTCTTTACCTTCAGGAGTTTTCTTTATTTGAGCTTCTGTAAGGTTACTATATTTGTCTTGTATCTTTTCATTAAGTTTAGCAACGTTTCTATCTACCGCTTGTCTACGCTTCTCTTTACCAATTTGCTTTTCGCGATCCTTTGGCTTAATAACACCAGCGGCGATAAGTGCATCAGCGTTCTTTTCAGCCGCCTCATTAGCGTCTAATCTTTGTGATAGGAAACCAGTCCCGCCACGCTTTGCGATACCGATCTTATCAAGGAAACCACGTTTGGTAAAGAAGTCTTTAGTGCCTTCTTTAATACCAGTTATTTTATTTCGGATTGTTTCACCAAGAGGAGTGGCGTACTTCTTACGTACTTCAGATTCATCCAATTGTTCTCTATTAGATTTACCTGTAAGCTTACTCTTTAACTCTTTAGATAACTTAAGTAAGTTTGAGTTAATTCCGTCACCAGTCTTAAGTAGTAAACCTTTCTTAAAGGTTCCTTCGATCTTCTTAAGTTCAGCGACAACCTTATCATCTTCAACCTCAACCGGCTTCTCTGATGCTTTTTTCTTGTTAGCTAGTTCTGATTTTTCTTCAGCAGATAATGTTTTAACAGACTTAGTTTCTGTAGCTTCTTTTGTAACAGGTTTAATCTGATCTTTTTCAACAGGCTTAATCTGTTCAGCTTTTTCTGTTTCGACTGGTTTAAGTTGCTCTTTAATCTGCGCTCTCGCGGCAGGACTTATTCCCTCCAAAAATTCAGGGAGTTCTTTACTTGTTACTTGTCCTGGTAAGCGCTTCTTAGCCATTAACTTTTCCTACTCTCTATTCGTCTCTTCTCATCTTCAAGATGTTTAATTAATAACGAAACGTATATTTCTCTCTCAAATGGCAACATACTATCTAAATCACTTAAGCTATAATGATGATATTGCATTAAAGCAAAATTCATATTATAAAAGTTCTCAAGTGAATCATGAGAGAGACAAATTAAAAAAAACTGTCAAGACCCTCTAATAATTTAGTATAGTGTTTCTTACATACTGGGCAGTCGTACTCGACTTGCTTTCTAAGTTTTGGCATGGTCTCAAAGAACTGTCTAACCTTAGCGAACTGATCTGAATTTAAGTTGTTTAAGAATTCGATTAGTTCTTCTTTAGTTTGATCCTTAGAGTTCCAAACCTCTTCAGTATTATAGATGTAATCGATACAACTTGCAACTACATCAAAAATCTGATTAATATCTGAGTCACCAGCCATATCTAATCGTTTTAATAGATCGATGGATGGATACTTCATAACTACACCAACGTCATCGAATAATGGGATCTTATTAGTATGTCCCTCTGGTATCTCAACCGATAAAGTAGTTAGATCCACTTGAACTTTAGATACCGCTTTCTCGTCCGTACATGTATCACAATTAATTAATAGATCTACTAGTTCACCAATTGATTTTGCTCTTAACTGAGTAAAAATATACTCAAGGTCAAATGTAGCTAGTTTATCTAAATCGATTTCATCCTGCACGCATGATTTGATAACACTCTTTAATGTATCAACCATAACAACCATATCTTCAGACTGCTGAGCTAATAATAAAGCTTTCTCGTCTTTAATTAAAAATGGTCTAAATTTAACATCAGTTCCCAGTGAAGGTACTCTTAACGTATAAATCGGCGTGCTATTCTTTGGTAATGCCATACTAGTCTCCTTTATTCATATTCTGAATTAATTTACTCAATTCACTTGTCGAACCAACAAATATTGCGTTATTGTTAGTTACTTGTTTACTTGGAGTACCAGCCTCGGTCGGTTTTGGTAGATCCAATTTTACTTTCTTCTCACTTAATTTAAGTAGTTGCTCATTAATATCCGCCAACTGCTTCATTAAATTTCCCACAACCTCAAACGCTCTTGGATGTTCAGACTGCTTAGCGATCTCCAGAGCCGCGTACAAGGCATCCTGACCTTGATTCAGTAACTTATGTAAGTTACTTCTACTAATATCATAGTCAGTTTCAATATTGTCTTCAACTTTAGTATTTGGTGTATGATTAACAATCTCTTCACCAGTACTAACCACTTCACCTTGCTTCAAAGGTTCTATACCGAACACTTTGGACAAGTTCTCATCTTGTTTCATATTATGTTATCTTTCGTTTAGGTGTTGCCCTTGTAGTATCAGTTACGTTTGTTGTATCATTTACTATAACCACTGGAGCTGGATCAGCTGGTGGAGTGTATGATTGTACTGGAGCTGGGCTTGCTGCAACACCAGATGGTGGAACATAAGTCGTTCCAGCTGCCGTACCATTAGTACTTGCACCAGCAAGTTTCTCTTGTGTACGACCAAATGCTGCGATACCTAACACTGCACCCATAGCCATATGGAATAGACCTGCGCCTTGTAAAGTTAAAGGCTGCCATTGTGTTTGTACTGAACCGTGTCCTATAGTTTGTATGATAGACCATAAAATTGGAGCGATAACAAAGTCAAACATACAAATAAACATGTACATCCAACCCATGGCTGGTCGCCATTTGCTTTGCATCCAATCTTCTTTTTTCTTTTGTTCTGACATTTTCTCTCCTAATATACTGAGTCTGTATTAATTATTGTTGAAGAATCCGCTGGTCCAATGTTAGTTGGATATCCCAAACCAGTAGTAATGTTAAGCGGATCTTGATTAAGTTGTGGTACTGAAAGGGTTGGTGCTGCACCATCAAATACTCTAGTAGTATAATACTTATACATCATCGACACGGTGTATTTCATAACTCCTGTTGAAGCATAATCAAGTTGAACTGAAGCCAATGTTTTAGGATATGCCTCGTGTAGAATAACTTGATGTACAGGATTCTCATCACTATCTCGAGGATAAACTAAAATATCCATATCAACTATGTAACTACCATAATAACCAAATGATCTTGTTACTGGATCCCTAATCAATGTTAACCATTGTTCAAATAGGTTCTTAACGTCTAGGTTCTTTGTAACATAGAACGACATCGTAACGGCATCATAAGCCGCTTCGAATGGAATCTCTCTTTGTTCACCCCATTGTTTTTGAATGGTGGTGTTTAAATTAATACCAGGCATCGTA